TCAACCCCAAGCCCTGTTAAGCCTTTAGAGGCTAGGTTGCTGAACATCCGTTCCTGTGCAAGCTCTCTACCGGGCTGTGCTAATGCTTCCAACCGTGCTGTACGAGCCTGCGCCGCCGCCATAGGGTCAACATCAATGCCACCTAGCATCTGCTCACCCATACCTGCATAGATGTCAGCCCGTTGCTGGAATCGAGGATCTAGGTCAAACCCAACATCAGTTAGACGACCTTCCGCATCGACTTCTGTACGCATCGCACCATAAGGGCTGGTAAAGCCTACCGCACGAAACTTAGCCGCCTCTTCAGCCGCCGCACGAGCTTCACGCTCTGCCGCTATCTGAGCTTGTACCCCTGCCTGTTGTGCTTTAGAGCTTTTATAAGCACCGTATGCTGATATAGCTCCCCCAACAATTGCTCCCCACATAGTAACTTCCTATTAAGTCTTCATGATGTATGCCAACGCATAATACGGAGGCAAGTTTTTGTTTGTACCAGATTCACCAGCGGATGCAATACTAATCCCTGTGGTGGCCGTCCCTGATGTACCGGTGACATCATTACCAACAGTAGTACCAGAGTCAAACGAGTTATTCTGACTACCAGAGTTTGGTACAGAGTGGTTGTGTCCCGGATCAGTAACAGTGTGCGTGTGAGATACTACAACAGCATCTGCACTACCGCCTGTAGCGTCTACTGCATACGTATCACCTGCTCCAACTACAAAGCGATTACGAAGGTCTGGTGTGCTGTTTGTACCATCACACAGAACAAACCCTGTTGGAATTGATGCTGTGCTTCCTGACCACAGTAAAATAGCCCCTGAAGGTACTGAGTTAGTTGTAACAAAGGCTGTTGTCGCTAACTGCGTAGTGCTAGTTCCTGCCACAGCAGTCGGCGCTGTAGGCGCTCCAGTAAACTCTGGAGACTGTAAATTAGCCTTTGTTGAAATTGCATTGGAGATTGCATTGAACTCATTATCAATCTCAACCCCTTTAACCTTCTTGTTTGCATCACCAACTGGTAAATTGTCTTTAGATGCAAAGTTGGTTGCTTTAGTATAATCGCTCATTTAACTCACCAGTTTTCCATTCTTTGCGAAAATGTCCATCTTCTGCAGTGACAATGCACCGCCTTGAATATCTGCTTCAATACCAATTTGTACCACAGCGCCTTTACCACCGATATTTAATGAAATATTATCAAGAATAATACCAGATGAATATTCCGCTTCGTTGTCTGTATCGTCATCTGAGAAATACTCATCTACGTTGTATTCAGATGTAATACCTTCAGACAGTACAAACGATGTAGAACTATAATCGATATTGTAATCAAACGCCCATTTCAATGAGGCATCTTGATTTGTGGCTCCGATAACAGCTAATCGTATTTTTTTAAGGATACTTTCAAGAGCTGAGTTACCGAAGTCGAAGTAGTTGGTGAAGTAAGACATACGGTAGGTTGTACCATTGTCTGTATAGCCGTTATATCGCCCTACATAGCCATTTTGACCAACTAATAAATTCCCATTCTTTCGTACTGCATACGCTGATGGTGTAATCTCAGTCCAGAGTGTTACCCGTCTACTACCGTCTTGTAAAGAGGCTCTCATGTCGAAGCAATACGTGTACCCAGTGGCTGGTAAAGTAAGTAGATAGAACGCATTTGTCTGGGAGAAAACACCTTTGATTCGATATTCTGATTCACTGGCAATGTACTGTACAATTTCATCCCGGACATTCCGTGATACATCACCGATTGGTGAAGAAACTTCTTGGATAGTACGTCCAATCGTGCGTACACCGTCTGCAGAGAGGAATACAACATCACTTCCTACATTCTGTACAGAGTCCCTAGCGATACAGCCAACGCCTTTAATATGATCTACCATCTGAAAAGCTGTACCTGTTGGGTCTTCAGCTCCTGCAAAGAATGCAATGTTTCTACGCCCAAAGATTACTAGGCGATTGTTATAGGCTGTGACGGCTGTGATAGTGTCGTCTTCACCGAAGATCTCACGTACATTTAAGTAGCCTGTACCAGTCCCTGAGAAAGACTGAGGTTCTAAAATCTTAGACCAATAAAGAGTGTAGTCATCAGCAACCCAAACACGATTAAAGCAAGCCGCACCACAGCTAGGGGTTGTAGAACCGGGTGCAGAGCTATATTCATTGTATGTGTCTGCACTACCATCGTAGTACACCATTTGATGACCTTGCTGTACAAATACTGCATAGTTGTTGAAGCAGATAATCTGCCAATCATCATCAGTGATGGTGATGTCTGTGGCGTCTGCGTCTGTAAGCTCTGTAGACGTTCCATTCTCTTCTAAGCGCCATAATGCATTGTTAGCGGCATATAGAACTTCTAACGTACCATCTGATTTAGTGTATTCAGCAATGGAGCGTACTTGTCCAGTAAAGGCTGTACCATTTAACTTTGTCCATCCTTTTCGGCTACCGATACGTCCGAACTTGTCAATAATACAGTTTGTTGCCTCTAGCGCAAATCCATTGGAAATGGTAATACCAGACTCTTGGGTGTTTAGACCATAAAAGCCCGGTGCGGCGAGAGTAACAGCCTGCAGTGACCCCGCCATTAAAACTCTCTCCAAACAAGCTCATCAGCGAAATGGTTCGCTTCAATTGCAATATGGTCTGATAAAGACTGTGTATACAACCCTGTGGCTTCCTGTGAAGCGATACCACCGTCTTCACCACGTTCAGCAACAGCACGGGCATAAGCGCCTAAAATAACAGGCTCTGAAGGGCATAGAAGCGTATCAGAGTTATTTGTTAAGCTGTCTTGGGGGTCAACAATGTTGAACCGAATTGTGTATTCTGCACCGGGGATAGGGAATATATCAACCTGTGTATCCCCGTCAGCAGAAACTCCGTTAAAGCTGTAGTAGCGTGGTGCTTCCTGCACAGTGGGGTTGTTAAGAAACGCATCGTTAAACCAAGTTGATGAACGCTGTTCCATAAACCAATTTGAAGTGTCATTCACAACATCTAAAACACGAAAGCGGCTACCTGCAGTGTTGAGTTCATAGTTAAAAACACCGGCCTGTGTATTGGCTGTTAATGTTTTTCGTAACGCATTCCAGTTCCACGCATCTTCAACTTGACGCTTTGAATCGTTAACAAACTGACCGACTAACTTAGAGTAACTGTTTTCTGTAACGGCAGAAACTTCACGCTCACGTAGTCTGATTAGTACGGAATTTACCAGTTCTAAGTATGTCACTACCATTTCACCTTATGTGACCAATATCGAGCTGAAAGCTTCGATGGGGATGAATCTTGAGCATTATGTCGTGCATAATACGACTTCTTACGTGCTTTGTCTTTAGCGGATGCCGGGTTTTTACCAGCCCCTTTAACACCTTGTTGACCAAACCGAATAGTCTTTACTTGATCGCCTACTTTAGCAACTACAACATGAGACTTCTTTGGATGACTAGGGGTTCTTTTGGGCTGGTTATAACCTGAAACACCTGCACGAGCTAATCTGGGATCTTTCTTCGTTGCCATTATTCACCTCTGACCGCTGTAGCGTTGTGTTCAATGACAGAGATTAGGATTGTAGCAGAGTGTGTTGAAGACGCTTGAATTTTATCACCGGCTTCCATCATAATAAACTCGTTGTAGTTACCGCCGATCTGAAATACATCTTTCGATGACAGCGTTTTACCATCTAATATAGCTAACGCTGTGGTAGTAGATGCCTTGTAATACGTGAGGTTAAAGGTTTCGTTCGATCCTGACGTATTGGTGATATACACTAAAACCCATTCAGCACGTTTGTTAGCCGGTACTTCGTAGATATCTGTTAAAGAGGTTGTTAGTAACGCACCAACTGATCTTTTTGTAGCCATTGTATTATACCAGAAAATATGTTAAATGTCAAATTACTTACGATACTTTGCAGTCTTCTGTGCAACCTTCTTAGGCTGTTTAGCAACTTGCTTCCCTGCTTTAGTTGCTTTTCGTTTAGCTCTTGTCGTAGCCGCATATTCTTTTGCGGAAAGCGCCTTGATAGCTTTCTCCGGTAGATAACGCTCCCCGGTAGCTTTGGAGCCTTGTGTAGATGGCTTGCCACTCTTGGTACGCCATTTCTGTTTTGTCCACTTTTTCAGTGACAGTTGTGGCTTTTTCATTATGACTTATAGCCTCCACCTTTAGCTTTGTACTCTTTGGCAAGCATTTGAGCCTTTCTTGCACTCCACTGTCCGGGTTTACCTCCCTTGCCTCCTGCTTTGATCTTATTAAATAAGTTCTTTCGCATTGTAGGTTTGGTATAGTTCCCAGCTTCATTGACTTTACTTTTTGCTTGTCTTTTGACTGCCACGCTTCTTCACCTTCTTCAGATCAGCACCAGTAATCTTCTTCCGTGGTGGAGCTACTGCCGCTAGTTTCTTTTGCTTAGGGCTGTACTTGCTGTAAGGCATCAGATTGTATCCAAACGCTGACCAGACTTACGGCAACGACCCTGTGCTGTACAGGTGTCAGGGGTAGTACAGCCTGCACAGAGGATTGGCGTAGGGGCATCCACAATCGGAGTCTTACGCCGGGCGTTGTTCTTCGGTGCTGTTTTCTTTTTACCATACATCATTTCTTTAACATCTCCATAACGCCTTTACCGGCCTTAACACCGAATGAGGCTAAAACAATTACCATGAGAATCTCATGATACCAAATCGGCAAAGTTGCCAATGCGTTGAATCCCTGCTGAATATGTCCTACCATGCTTGGTATAAAGACAAGTATCAGAGGTATGCTGAACACTATCGTTAACCACTCGTCTTTCCACGAGTTCTTGGATGCTTCGGCCATGATGCGTTCCCAATCCGCTGTGGACTGTGCCGC